AACTCCAATGCTACCGATTCACCGCACCAATGGGAAGTTATCAATCAATGTTTGTTGAAGTTCCTTTCAAAGATGACGGATGCGATTACTACTGGCCAGAATTACCTACTCGGATATGAAATCAATTCTTGAATTTAACCTGCCCGAGGACGAGCAAGAGTTCAGCGATGCCGTCAACGGAGGGATGTACAAGCACGTTCTCTGGAAATTAGACCAAGACCTGCGGGGAAAGATGAAGCACGGGGTACTGAACGAGTGCGAGTACAGTTGCTACGATCAAGTGCGTGAGGACATCCGCAACCTGTTGCAGATTCATAATTTGAATATAGAATGAAGACACACATCCAAGAGCTGATTGCCCTTTACAGAATGCTTGACGAAATCACTCAAATAATCGAGTCCGAGAATAGCGGCCTATCAGCGGAGCAGCGATTGAGCGAGATTGAAACCACAATCAAAAAACTTTTTGAGAATGACGCCAGTTGAAGAATTATTCCAGTTGCTTTGGGACACGCCCAAGGATAAGTTGACGTGGTTTGCAATCAAGAAACGGATGCTGCAAAAGGAGAAACTATATATAAGCGAAGCGTATATCAATGCCACCAAAGGGATGGAGCAGGAGTTTGAAGATTACTACAACAAAACCTTTAACAACAAATGAAAATAGAACTTGAATCATATTCTCACACTTGTGCGGATGGATGCTTCTATACTACGGGCTATGATGTATTCATAGATGGTGAAAAAATAGGAAGCACCGTTGGTGAAGATGGATACGAATTAGCAGAACTATTGAATGAACACTTTAACACCAAAGAGAAATGAGCGAGGTTCGCCCCGATCACTACAAGCAGAACAACAAGGAGGTTTGGGAGATGATGCTGGACATCTGGGGGCCAGCGGCATTCATTGCCTACTGCGAAATCAACGCATTCAAATACCGAATGCGAGCAGGACGCAAACCCAACAACCCAATCGAGCAGGACATCCTCAAAGCGCAATGGTATGAGGACAAGGCATCAGAAATAGCAAGAGCCGAGAATGAGTAATGCGATTTGGATGCTTGACCTTGAGGTAAGTTACACCAAGAGCAAAAAGAAGCACACGAAAAAGGTATGGGCTTCCTCCCGATGGGAGCGGTACCGCTCGGTAGTTACGGATGAGGAGTGCATCAATCAAATCAAATCACGCTACGACTTACAGGCGGCAACTGACTTCGCTATCACAAAAGTCCTCGGAGCGGTTTATTTAGGTGAGCGTTATGGTAAAACACAAGAAGGTATACTTTGATGCCACAGGGCTTTCGCCCGTGGAGTTCGTGCCTTGCGAGGTGTGCGGAGGCCGTGCGGTTGACATCCACCACATCCAACCCCGAGGGATGGGAGGGAGCAAGAGCCGTGACACAATCGAGAATCTGATGGCGGTATGCCGCCCCTGCCACCACGAAGCCGACTTTGGAACTAAACTGTCAAAAGAGTACCTATATGAAATCCACCTACAGTACCTATCACGGATTCTCCCTTGACACCGTCATCGGCTCCTACTACATTATGCGTATCAATGTATCGATGGCGGGCATTATGCTGCACCATTACGAGGTTTATCGTAGAAAGGGCAAGGACTTCTTCTTGGAATACCAAAGCGAGGAGATGAACGATGAGGCCTTCAATGAGTGCGTGAACTACATCCGTGCCAAATGATACACATCCTCACGCCCTGCTCTCGCCCGATGAACCTTGTGATGATTGCCCCAAGCATTCCACCCAAGTGCAGCTGGAAGGTTGCCTTCGACAAATCAACAGGCGTGGAATCAAGAGGCAAATGGTACACCTCGCAATTTACGGGCAACTGGGGTAACCCAATAAGGAACGAAATGCTCTCCCGCCTAAAGGCCAAGCCAGACGATTACATCCTCTTTTTAGACGATGACAACCTCATCCACCCCAACTGGCACGAACACGTCAAAGGAAGCAGCGCAGATATGGTGACGTGGGGACAGGAAAACAAGGATGGGTCACTCCGACTACGAGCAACAGACCAGCCAAAGGTTGGCAATATCGATACCGCCTCCTTTATGGTGAAATACAAAATCGCCAAGCAATTGAAATTCACCAACCTATACGAGGCAGATGGTATCTTTGCTATGGAAGCAGCACAAAAAGCGAGCGACATTCAAACAATAAACGAAAGCATCTCATACTACAACTACCTAAAATGAAAGCAACACTAACCTACAAGGTGGAGACACCAGAGCAAGAGACCGTCTTCAAGAGAGCGGTACGATCGGAGGACGCTTGGAACTCCCTCTGGGAAACCGAACTATTCCTTCACTCAATGGTGCAGGAATCCAAGCACGAATACGAGCTAATCCTTTGGAAGCAGGCGCAGTCCGTATTCCGCAACATCCTTCAAGCAAACTCCATATCGCTGGAGAATGAATACTGAAATGAAGAGTTTTCAAGACATAGACGGCTGGTTCAATCACGAAGCAGCATACGACTACCTAATTGCACAAATGCCAGAGGGAGGTACATTCGTTGAACTTGGAGCTTGGCTTGGAAAATCCTCGGCCTACCTATGCGACAAAGCAACAGGCAAACAAATCACAATAGTAGACACTTGGAAAGGTTCGCCAAACGAACTGACCACCACCCACAAGTTGGCAACAGAGGTAAACATATACCAACTGTTCAAGGCCAATATGGGGGAACGCAAATACAAATCTATTAAGGCGACCTCTAACACCGCCTCAAAGAAGTTTGCAGACGAATCCATTGACGTTGTGTTTATCGACCTTACGCACACCTACGAAGCCGTCAAGGAGGATATTGAATTGTGGTTGCCAAAGGTCAAGAAAGGTGGCTATTTAGCAGGAGACGACTACCACCAAAACTGGCAGGGAGTGATTCAAGCCGTGGACGAGTTGCTGCCCAACCGTACATTGATTGACGATTGCTGGTTGTATTGTAAATAAAATAAAAGTTATATGGACAGGACTGAACAGCATAAAAAGGCAATGCTCGATGCATTGGAAAAATCACTCGGAGTTGTTACCTCTGCCTGTAAGACGGTAGGCGTAGGCCGCACGACTCATTACCTGTGGATGGATAGCGACCCAGAATACAAAAGAGCGGTGCAAGAATTATCAGACGTTGCCCTTGACTTTGCGGAGTCCTCCTTGCACAACCAGATAAAGGACGGCAATCCGACCTCCACTATCTTCTACCTAAAGACAAAGGGCAAGAGCCGAGGATATGTAGAACGGCAGGAGATTGAACACCACGCAGACAAATCCTTCAAGGTCACCATTGTCGGAGATACGAACGAATAAGGTATTTTCCCACCTACTGCGGAGCGACAAGCGCATAACAGTAGAGCAGGGAGGAACTCGGAGCGGGAAAACGTATAACATCCTGCTCTGGGTTATTTTTCATTATTGTGCTACCAACTCGGGTAAGGTGGTAACCATTTGCAGAAAGACATTCCCGTCCTTGCGGGCGTCCGTGATGCGTGATTTCATCGACATCCTGCGAATGCACGACCTGTACAGGGAGGAGAACCACAATATGTCCAACCACGAATATCAGTTGAATGGTAACCTCGTGGAGTTCATCTCCCTCGATCAACCTCAAAAGATTCGAGGACGGAAACGGAACCTCCTGTACATCAACGAGGCGAACGAGCTTTTCTTTGAGGACTGGCAGCAGCTTATCTTCCGAACAGATGGGAAAATCATCCTCGACTATAACCCCTCCGACTCGTTCCATTGGATATACGACAAGGTACTCACGAGGGATGACTGCGACTTTTACCAAACAACCTACAAGGACAACCCCTTTCTGGATGCCGTAATCATCTCGGAAATTGAACGCCTACAGTTTACGGATGAAGATTATTGGAGGGTGTACGGATTGGGCGAACGGGGCAGCAACCGAGCAGCCGTATTCACCTACTCAACAAGTGACCTCCCGCAAGGGGCAAAATTACTGGCTTATGGAATGGACTTTGGCTACACAAACGACCCGACCTCCCTCGTGGGTGTGTACGAACACGGGGACTCTCTTTATATGGACGAACTCATCTACCGCACAGGGATGACGAACAGGGACATCCACAACGTACTGGCCGACCTCGGTATCAGCCGCTATGCAGAAATCTTTGCCGATAGCGCAGAACCCAAATCTATTGACGAGCTGCATCGGTTCGGGTGGAACGTGAAGCCAACCGCCAAAGGCCCCGACTCCGTGATGGCGGGCATTGATATGATGAAGCGGTTCCGCTTACTGGCTACCCCACGAAGCACCAATCTGATAAAAGAGTTGCAAAACTACAAGTGGGCGGAGGACAAGAACGGGAATCTACTCAACAAACCGATGGACGCTTTCAACCACGCCTGCGATGCTGCGAGATATGCGGTATTTAATAAGAAGGCAAACCCTAACTTTGGCAGATATTCATTGAGATGATTTTAGTTGTAGGACAACCCAACGGAGTTTTCTACCACCGACTCCAAGTCCCGTATGAGGACTTACTGATGCGTGGGTTTGCAGTTAAGTTCGGCACGATAGCCGACCTCGACCAACTGAAGGGGCATATCACGCACCTCGTGGTCAACAGGGGTTTGGCTACCAAAGACCATAACAAGTTCAAGGCGTTGCTGCGTAGGTACGACATCAAGTTCATCGTTGACTTGGACGATTGGTGGAACCTTCCAGTCGACCACACAAATAAGTCACTTGCAAAGGGGACGCAGATTCTCAACTCGCTCAAGATAGCGGACGAGATTCACACCACGAACGATTACCTCGCAGAGAAGATTCAAAAGATTAATCCATACGTTCCCATCTATATCCTGCCGAACGGAATCGACCCGAGGCGTGAGCAATGGAAGACGGACAAGGTGACGGAGGAGTTGAGCATCGGGTACCTCGGTGCCTTGCATCACGATTACGACCTCAAGTGGAACGAGATCGACCTATCGGCTCACAACTCGTATTCAATCGAATACTATCAGCAGGCGATTGGTACACGGCAGGCATTCGACAAAAAGAACTACGAGAATTACGGGGAACTGTACAGGCAGGTGGACGTGTCTATCGCACCACTCGCCCCAACCGAGTTCAACCGCTGCAAGTCCAACCTCAAAGCGTTGGAGGCAGGATTTACCAAGACGTGCATAATCGCACAAAAGATGCACCCGTATACGCCTCTCTTGAATGAGAGCAACTCAATCCTCTGCCGCACCCCGAGTGACTGGAGGGAAGCCCTTGCGTCCATTACCAAAGAGAAAGCGCAGGAGCTGGCAGAAAACCTGTACCACGATGTGCAGTTCTTTGACATCGAGAATATCAACAACACACGACAGGAATGCTTCGTAAAATAATCATACCAACCGAACTCGCTGACATCACTCTAAAAGATTACCAGCGGTTTATGGGGGCAAACCCCACGGACGAGACCTTCAGCCCTCTGGCTCTCTCTATCTTCTGCGGCATCGACCAAGAGGAGTACCCGCTATTCCCAAAGGCGCAGCTCGAAGAAATTGAAACGCTCATCCAGTTCACCCTCAACGAGAAGCCCGCTCTCAAGCGCATCATCAAAATAGGGGAGGTGGAGTACGGCTTTCATCCCAACTTGGAGGACATCACCACGGGTGAGTTCATTGACGCCCAAGAGTATATGAAAGACTCTATCAAGAATGCCACCAAATGGCTTGGGGTTCTCTACCGACCCATCACACAAAAGGCCGCAGGACGCTACGAGATCGAGGCATACAACCCAGCGAAGCACGATGGAGCAGCATTCGAGAATGTAACGATGGACATCGTGGAGGGGTGTCGACTTTTTTTTACTCGTTTGCAACTGTCATTACAGATAGGTACCCTACTGTCTTCGAGTCCGAACCCAGCGACCAAAGAGCTGCGGACATTAAAAGTCAATTCGGGAAAAAATGGGGATGGTTTGCAGTCGTCCATCAGCTTGCTGGCGGAAATGTACTCAATAGTGAGGCCGTCACGAATCTCCCGCTGAACCAATGCCTTACTTGGCTTGCCTACGAGATTGACAAAGCAAGAGTCGACCAGACCTTGATGCGACAACAAAGCAGGTAGGGGGTTTTATAGTTATGAAATACGGCTACTATCAACTATGCGAGGCGTTGCAATCGGCAGCGACCACGGCTGATTACATTACCACTACCACTTGGGGCAACATCTTTGACGTGGATATGCGGAAGATGACCCTGTTCCCATTGTGCCATATCTTGGTGGGCAACGCTACCATCAACGAACGCACCGTGACCTACGAGGTTGACCTCTTGGTGATGGACGTGGTGGACTATTCCAAGCAAGACCCGAACGTAGACCCGTACTCATTTCAAGGGGTGGCAATCAAGCAGGACATCTACCACCGTGCGCTCTTTTCAGCGCAGCAAATGATTGCATCACTTCGCAGGGGTGCCTTGTACTCCGATGGCTTTGAGTTGACGAACGACCCCGTATGCGAACCGATTGACGAGGATTACGAGAACACCCTTTGCGGATGGAAGTTCACCTTACAGATTGAGACCCCGAATCCGACAATCATCTGCTGATGGCTTCTGGCAAGCCCGATTTGAAGAAGGCCGAGAATACCAAGTTTGCCCTTGACAAATTTGGGAAGTACCTCGTTGCTGAAAGTCGGAAGAACCTATCACGCAAACGACCACCATACGGCAGGTCAATCAACAACACAAAGACCCTGTACAACTCGCTGGCATACGAGGCGAAGGTGAACCCACGCTCCATTGAGTTTGACTTCTTGATGGCTGAATATGGGGAGTGGGTAGACAAGGGAAGGAAGAAGGGCAAGATGCCCCCGTTTGGTTCAATCTATGCGTGGGTAGCAAGGCGCAAGATTCAATTCAAGGACAACAAAACAAAGAAGTTCTTGTCCTATTCCCAGACCGCCAGTATGGTGATGCTCAAAATCAAGAACAAAGGAATCGAGCCAACCAACTTCTACACCCGTCCCTTTCAGTTGGGCTTCGCCAAATTACCAGATGAGATACGGCAAGCATACGAACTGGACGTGATGCAGTTCCTTGAATTTACCATAAACGAATTGAACAAAAAATATAAGTAATGGCCATCACCATAGTACAACAACCTCCCGCATATTCCTTTGGTAGTTCACCAATGGTGTACGGGTTGGACACAACCGCCTACGCCTCGGCTGGCTTCGCATACATCGCAGACGTATTTGTTTGGACGGGTTCCATTGCCTCCGTCCCTGCGAGTTATGTGTACCGATTCAAGATGCGCCCCGATCCCGTGTCGGGCAGGTACGGGTACTTGGACATCCGTAACGTGGTAGACCAGTACCTATCCGCCACCACAATAGCCCACGATGACGGAGATGCGCAGAACACGGTTGGCTCTGTCGTGAACGTGCAGGTCAAGTTCCGTGAGTTTACCAATGGTGCAGGTGTAGGTGGGGTTGTTGCTACATCAAGCAGCATCCGTGCATACGATGGATTCAGCGAAGTGAGTGAAGGACTCAATCTAAACGTGGCCACAAGCACGGGAGGTTACTTGACCTCTATGCCGCAATCTCCTGTGAGCATTCCTATCTGGAGCAACCAAGAGATGACGCTGGCCGTTATGCTTGGGGCTGCTTCTCCTCCCGACCGTATGCGAGTGACGTACTCCAATGGCACCTCTGCCACCTTGCTCTTTTCTACCCTTTCCATTACGGGAGGCAACAACTCGCAGAACTGGATGTGGTATGTGCCAGTAGGAATCAGCAACCTCAACTCCTCCGCAATTACCACCAAGCCATCATCGGTTACGGACTTGCAATTCTACACGGTTGAGTTCTTGCTCAACACAACAGTCCAACGCACCTACCGATTCGAGGTGCAATGCGAACCACGCTACACCCCGCTCACGATTGCCTTCCAAAATAGGTACGGGGCTTGGGATTATTTGTTGGTGCAAAAGAAGTCAGTAGAGAGCATAACTATCGAGCGAGATACGTTCACCGCAAATGTCATCAGACGTTCAGCAGGCACCGCCTCAATACCCTCCTACGCAGCATCCAAGCAATACTTCAACACGCAAGGACAGGAGCAACTGATAGTGAACACGGGATTCATCCCCGAGCAGATGAACGAGGCAGTCAAGCAAATGATGCTATCGTCCACCTTGCAGTTGGTAGAGCAGGACTTGGGCGTAATTTTGACGGATACGCAGGTCACTTACAAGACCTCCGTCAATGATAACTTGGTGCAGTACACCTTCACTCTCCAGTACGCAAACCCTGTCAAGAACAAACTATGGCTCTAAAGATTCAGACCTCAACGGGGTACCTTGACACCTACGGAGACGAGAGCATCTCGTTGGACTACAACGTGGCGGACTTGCGTGACCCTGCGGTCATCTTCTCGCCTATCACGCAGAACTTCAACCTCCCAGCAACAGACGCCAACAATGCCTTCTTCAAGCATTACTACGATGTGAATGTGCAGGGCGGGTACAACGCCTATGCAAAGCAACAAGTCACCCTGTTCTCGGATGGCGTCTCTCTGTTGGACGGCTACATCCAACTCCTCAATGTAACGATACAGGATGGCTTTGTCAAAGGGTATGAGGTACTCGTGGCAGGCGAGGTAGGCGGCATTGCCCGCTCCCTTGGAGAGAAGGAGTTGAGCGAGTTGGGATTGGATGCCTTGAACCACACCTTCAACTGGACAAACATCTACGACTCGTGGACAACCCCGATAGGAGGGGCTATCACATACGGGATGGTGGACGGAAAGGGGTTTGCAACAGATTCCGTCTTTGCTCCCCAGAGTATCCTCAAACCGCTCGCAGAAACCAACTTCTATCCGCACATCAAGGTCAAGTATCTGATTGAAAAGATATTTGATTCCGCTGGCTACTCCATCAACTCAACTGGCTTTTGGGACTCGGAGTATATCCCCGACCTCCATATGCTCCTGTGGACGAAGGACACCCTCGTCTCAAATGAGGCAGCAATCAACTCCCGACTGTTCCAAGTGACAGGGGCAGACCTTGACATCAACAACGGAAACGTATCCGCCCCTACGCAGGTGCCTTTCACCACAGAGGTCTACGACAACGGCAACAACTTCGCCTCCAATACCTATACCGCAAACGCAACAGGCGCATATCAATTCAACTTCTCTGGTGATTTAGACACCAACTACTCCTTGCGAGTAGTGACCTATATCAACGGGGTGTACGGCAAGTCCTACTGGGTGACTGCAAACACGGCCTTCTCCGTGAACTTTACCATCAATCTAACCGCAGGAGATACGATTAAGATGTATGCCGCCCACAACGGATTGAGCGGGGTGGTTGGTACCAAAAATATCCGTGAGTACACTTGGACTTGCGTATCGGCTCCTGCTTCTCCAGTAGGGCTAACTGCGGTAATGGCCGATTTAATGCCCAAAATAAAGCAGCGTGACTTTGTGGCGGGCTTCGCAAAGTTGTTCAACCTTGTGATTGTCCCCGATCGTGACACGCCAAATACCCTAAATATATACGACTATCAGACGTGGATTGCAGCGGGAGCGATTAAGGACTGGACGTACAAGGTGGACATCAGTCAACCAATCAGCATCCAACCCACCACCGAACTGCAAGGGCGGGCAATTAACTTCAATTTCCAAGAGGGCGGAGCCATCATCGAGCAGGCATTCCAAAACTCCTTTGGTTACCCTCACGGCTCCCTCAAGATAGCTGATACCGCAAACGAGTTCGCACAAGGTGACTTCACCGTGGAGGTTCCCTTTGTATCGTCCCTGTACAATCGCTTGAACAACGCCACCAATCTGGAGATATTGCAGTTGTTTGACTTGGAGGGAAAGGCGATTGAAAGTCAGCCCCGCTTGATGTGGTACCACGGAGTGAAGCAATGTTCCAAATACTACACGATTGACCAAGCGACACCCGCCATCAACACCCTGTATACCTATCCTAAATTCGGAGTTTATACAATCGGCTACACAAAGGACATCACCCTCACCTACGGGCAGGCGGTCTTGGACAACGTGGTGCCACCTCCGTACAACTTGTTCACGGAGTTCTGGTCTACCTACCTCACCGAAATTTACGCATCGGATGCGGTCTTGTTGACGGCACAAGTGGTGCTTGAACCAGCGGAGGTGTACAACCTTGACCTCAACAACCAAATCTATCTCGAGCAGGAATACTGGCGTATCAACAAGCTGACGGGATACGATCCCGAGAAGCGGACGGGAACGATTGAACTGTTCCGTGCCTCCTTCGCAAACGGAGTCATCTGCACCCAGACGCCTACCGCAATGAACTACAACGGCATCGTGGCGGGTCTTACCACGCAGGGCTGCTGCGAGTATTACGGCTACAAATGGAACGCAGCCAACAACTCGTGCTACTGGCGTACCTCTCGGATACTGGCGTTGAGTGATGACCTTGAAGGAATCCGCTCTACTGCACTTCTTTCCCTTGAGCCAGAGCAACCGACCAGCACACAACCAAACCTCGTGTATCTGTTGGACTGCGAACTGACGGAACAGGGCATAAGCGCAGAGGCAGGGGTGTTCAAGGTGGACTACTCACGCAGTCCATTTGACTTCAAGGAAGGTGACAAGCGGGTGATACTTTTGTCTGCGGTAGTGAACGAGACGGGGAGTGGAACTCACGCTGACTCGCACTACTTCGTGGTGGAGAGAAACGCAACTGAAGACGTAGTGACCGAGATACGGCCAACGACACACGATCATAACTTTGGCATAGAACTCCTAATCGTCAATGACCGAGCGGTAGGGGTGTTGTGCAAATCATTAAAAAATCCAAATAACTCAAGCGTATGGGAAGTGAGAATGGAAGTACAACAGATATGATTGACCTCGGTTTTATAGTAGAAGCCCTCAAGCAACCCAACCTCGGTCTATCCGAGGAGGTGGAAATAGCTAAAGGGAAGTATCACCTCATCAGCAGCATCGCCCAAGCACGGGTTCAAATCAAACGTATATGGCAACGGAAAAGGTTATAAAACTAAAAGTAGAGAATGGCGAAGCCGTCCTTGCCGTTGACGAGCTGAACAAGGCACTCAAGGAGACCAACAAGAATACCGACAACCTAAACGAGACGGTAGAAGCAGGAACCGAATCCCTTGATAAATTCACCAAGGGTGGGGTGAGTGCAATGAAGGGACTCTACAAGGGAGTCCAGACCGCTATCGGCTCAATGAAGACCCTCAAGGGGGCAATCATTGCCACGGGTATTGGTGCGCTGGTTGCCGTGGTTGGTTCGCTCGCTGCCTACTTCACCCAGACCGAACGAGGTGGTGACAAGCTGAACGTAATAATGACTGCGATGGGTGCGGTCATTGGCAAGTTGACGGACGTGGTGGTTCACCTCGGAGAGAAGATTGTTTCCGTATTTGAGAACCCAAAGAAGGCACTCGAGGATTTTGGTAATGCACTAAAGACAAACCTCACGAACCGCATACAAGGGCTTCTTGAGTTTATTCCTTCGCTTGGTAAGGCCATCAGCTTGGTGCTGGACGGTAAGTTCAAAGAGGCGGGAAAGGTTGCAGTAGATGCGGTTGGAAAGGTCGGTCTTGGCGTTGAGAACGTCACGGGAAAGATTGGAGCCGCAGGCGAGGCGTTGGTTAAGTTCGGAAAGGATGCCGCAGCAGCAGCAGCCGAGGGAGCAAGAATTGGTAACATCCTAAACGATGTAGAAGACGCAGAGCGTGAGTTGCTTGTTCTTCGTGCAAAAGCCAATAAGCAAATCATTGAGGCACGATTCATTGCCGATGACTTGACCAAGTCCACAGAGGAGCGGATTGCCGCAGTTCAACGTGCTTCTAAATTAGAGGAGCAGGTATTCGCAAAAGAACTCAAGGCAGCACGCCAGAAGGCGCAAGCATTAAAAGACCAAGCGGCTATCTCTGAAGTAACAGAGGAGCAACTTGTAGCAATCGCAGAAGCGCAGGCACGGGTTCTGGACTTGGAGGCCGATTCAATCCGCAGGCAGAAAAAGTTACAGAGCGAAATCAACTCCCTACGAAATGAGGAGAAGACCCGCCTTGCGGAGATTGACAAAGTAAGAGCCGATGCCCAAAAGAAGGAAGAGGACTACCTCAAGTTCATAATGCAAGGTGACAAGGAACTGATTGAATCCTTGAACCAACGCAGGGCAGCGCAAATCAAATCCCTTGAAGAGTTCCAAGTGGCACTCAATCGTTTGCGTGGGGTTGCACAAACAGAGAAAGAAAAAGAGATTGCACAGATTGACGCTGACGCAAAGGCAGCCCTTGATGCTTTGATCGCATCTGGAAAGGCAACTGCTGACCAAGCGGCAATCATTACCGCAGAGCAACGCAAAGCCGAGCGACTTGTCAACGAGAAGTACGACAAGTTGGACGAGCAACGCCAAATGGCGAACAACGCCAAGAAGCTGGAGTTGGCAGGGCAGGCGTTCGGTGCTTTGGCACAGTTGGCGGAATCATTCTCCAAAGGTGACGAGAAGAACGCAAAAAAGGTATTCAACATTACCAAAGCCCTGCGACTTGGAGAGGCGGTAGCGAACACCGCAGCAGCTGTAATGAACCAACTTGCGTCCACTCCTGGCCCTGCTGGATTCGTGCAGGCGGGTATTGCGGCAATAACAGGAGCGGCACAAATAGCAACAATCGCAAAGAGCAAATTTGAACCGAGCAAAACCACGGCAGACCCCATTGCTCCAGTACCTTCAGCAGGAGGGGCAGGCGGTGGAAATAATATATCATTTAACGGCATTGAACAAGACGTTCCATCATTTAATCCAAGTCAGCCAAGCGGAGGTTCAAACATATCATTTGATGGTCGGACACAACAACCGAAACCAAGCCCAATCATAAATGTAGAGGCACCAGAAATCAACCCTAATATCACCGTAAACCCAGAGGTTTCAATCAATCCAACGATTACACCTAACGTATCGTTAAGCCCACGGGTGTCTGTAATGCCTAATATATCGATCACTCCAAATATATCTCTTGCTGGGGTCGGGCAAAACCCATTCGCTGAAATGTTCAATAAGCCAATGCAGGCGTATGTGGTCAACCAACAAATGAACAATAACAATATGCTGGAGCGCAGAATCCGTACCAGCTCAAATTTCGGAGGATGAAGTATTACGAATTAGTGCTTGAAAACGAGCAGTTTATGGGGGTGAACGCTATTTCGGTAGTGGAGAACCCAGCAATCGAAGAGGAGTTTGTAGCCCTCTCCGCACAACAGGTGTCCTTCGCTATCCAAAACGAGGAGAAGCGAATCATCATCGGCCCTGTATTAATCCCAAACAAACCCATCTACCGCAAGGATGACAAGACGGGCGAGGAGTATTATGTCTTCTTTACGGACAAAACCATCCGCCAGTCGGCTGAACTGTTCCTCAAGAAAGGCCTTCAAGCGTCTACCACCACGGAGCATTCGCAACAGGTGAGCGGAGTCACGACCATCGAGCAATGGATTATTGAAGACGAGGTACACGACAAGTCACGCAAGTACGGAATGAACTACCCAATCGGTACTTGGATGCAGACCCGCAAGGTCGACAACGACAAGGTGTGGGAGGACGTCAAGGCGGGCAAGTACAAGGGCTACTCCATCGAGGGGTGGTTCGCCCACAAGCCGTCTTTGGAAGTGGCGATGAGTTCAATGGCCGAGATCGAGGAGCAAGAGGCAGAACACCTCGTGGAACTGTACGTTCTGGGAGCCGTCAAAGGAATCCTCAAAAAAGACAAGCGGGTAAAGGCAGGCCAACGGGTAGTTATGGAATCATATTCTGACTACCCCGAGGCCGTGCGTAACAACGCAAAGCGGGGCATTGAACTGAACGAGAAAGGCGGCAACAAGTGCGCAACGAGTGTGGGCAAAATTCGTGCAGCCACCCTCGCAGAAGGCCGTGCCATCTCATTTGACACCGTGAAGCGGATGTTCTCCTACCTATCAAGAGCCGAGGAATACTACGATGAGAGCGACTCATCCGCCTGCGGTACCATCTCCTATCTGCTATGGGGTGGACTGGCTGCGAAGCGTTGGGCAGAATCTAAAATCAACGAGAATGAAAAACAATCCTAAACCACCCGTACCACCAAACTCAAGGCGTGGATGTCTGTGCAAAGACGAAACGTACTCCCGCAAGTGCTGCGACCCAAATGACCAGTGGGCGCAAGGCATCGGATTCATCGGAGGCAAAAATACCCAAAACCCCTAATCCCTAATTATTATAGTATGAATTTGAATGACATCTTCAAAAAAATTGAGTTCGCTCTGCAACCCGAAGCGGTTGCCCTTGCGAGCGCAAAATTGGCTGATGGTACTTTGGTGGAAGCCGAGGTTCTTGAGGCAGGTCAAAACATCTTCCTAATCGGAAGCGAAGGCGAGAAGGTGGCAGTCCCTGTTGGTGAATACCAAATGGAGGACGGTCGCATCTTGGTCGTTACGGAAGAAGGCGTGATTGCCGAAATCAAAGAGAAGGCAGAAGAAGCAGAGCAGGAAGTGACCATCGAGGTTGAAGCCGCTGCTGAACCTACCGTATCCGAGGTGATGGCTATGATTCAATCCCTCAAGGAGGAGGTTGAAATGATGAAGGCAGAAATGGGCAATAAAGAAGAAATGTCCGTAGAAGCTGTAAAAGAGGAGGAAGTGAAAGAGGTGGTTATGGCCGCAGAGAAGCCCATCGTGGCTGCCCCTGTCGAGGTTAAATCCGAACTGAAGTTCCAAATCGGTGCGAAGCGTACTGCGACAACCGCAGACCGAGTGTTCAACAAATTATTCAACTAACCCCCAATATAGACAATGGCAACGACCACTTCTATTACGACCACTTACGCTGGCCAGTTCTCTGGTCAGTACATTTCCGCAGCTCTTTTGAGCGGAGACACCATCGCAAAAGGCGGCTTGACCGTTAAGCCAAACATCAAATTCAAAGAAGTAATCAAGCGAGTTGAGCTGGATGGTATCGTAAAAGACCAGACCTGCGACTTCACCGACACTTCCACCTTGACCTTGACCGAGCGCATCTTGCAGCCCGAGTTCTTGCAGGTTAACTTGCAGTTGTGTAAGAGCGACTTCGAGAGCGATTGGGAAGCCATCCAAATGGGCTACTCCGCTTTTGACGTATTGCCAAAGAATTTCGTTGACTACTTCATCGCCTACAACTCTGCAAAGGTTGCCGAGTGGATCGAGCAGAAAATCTGGACTGGTACTACTGCCAGCGCAGGTGAGTTCAACGGCTTCCAAGCATTGCTTGCTGCTGACTCTACTGTCATTGACGTGACTGCCGTTACCGCTGGGGTATCTGCTTCCAACGTCATCACGGAGCTTGCTCGTGTCGTTGACGCTATTCCGATCGACTTGTTCGGTAAGGAAGACCTGCACATCTACATCCCAACCAACGTGATGCGTGCTTACGTTCGTGCATTGGGCGGATTCGGTGCTTCTGGCTTGGGTGCTGCGGGTGTGGACTCTAAAGGTTCAACGTGGTTCAACAATCAAGAGCTGATGTTCGAAGGTATCAAGTTGTTCCACGCCCCTGGTCTTGGTTCAAACAAGATGGTTGCTGGTCAAAAATCAAACTTGTACTTCGGTACTGGCTTGTTGTCCGACACCAACGAAGTGAAGGTTCTGGATATGGGCGACTTGGATGGTAGCAAGAACGTACGCTTCATTATGCGTATGACTGCTGGTGTTCAGTTTGGAGTAGGTGCCGACTTGGTTTACTACGCCTAATTACTGAAAGATGACGCAAGGGGAGGGCTTGGGTAGAACGCCCTCGTCCTCCCTTTTGTGTTTGAAGTGTTCAAATTCGTTGATTGGAAAGCAAAGAAAATTCTGCACCGACAGCTGTAAGCAATCGTACAGATACATAACGAAAGGAATAACCCGCCCGAAAGATGTCTACCGAAAGCACAAGAAAGAGATTTGCGAAATGTGTGGATTTCTTCCTGTCCACGCTTGCCAGCTTGATGTCGACCATATAGACGGCAACCGCCACAACCACGATTTGAGCAACCTGCAAACACTTTGCGCCAACTGTCACCGATTAAAAACTCACATTTCTAACGATTACAAAAAATAAATAACTATGCCTTGTTCACTAACACTCGGCCGTATTGAGCCGTGCAAAGACCAAGTAGGAGGACTGAATGCGGTCTACTTCATCAACTCCATTGACTTGGCACAAATTTCCTACGACACCGCTGACACGGATGTCATTGACCAATTGGCCACTACTGCCACGAGTGCCTACAAGTACGACTTGAAAGGTACCTCCAATTTTGAGCAGGCCATCACTTCCTCTCGTGACAACGGCACGACCTTCTTTGAGCAGGTCTTGAACATTGTTCTGAAGAAGCAAGATGCCGACACCCACAAAGAGGTGAAGTTGCTCGCTTGGGCAAAGCCAGTTGTCATCGTTGAAGACAACAACGGCAACTCTTGGGTGATGGGATTGGAACACGGTTCAGAAGTGACGGGTGGTTCTATCGTAACTGGTTCTGCAATGGGAGATTTTACGGGCTACAACTTGACCTTGACGGGTCAAGAGCGTGTACCTGCAAACTTCCTGCTCGGAGCGGTTGCAAATAACCCGTTTGCAGGATTGTTAGGCACCAAACCAACAATCGTAGTTGGGTCATAATTAGACCAACGGGACGTGAGAGGGGGCTTCGGCCCCCTTTCTTTTTTCACATAAGTCCCACTTCGTGGTTATATATGTATGACTTTCGTATCATACAATACCAACAACACTATCACTCTGCCCGTGCGTGACTGGCAAGTGGGGGTTGACACCCTCGCAGGGTACAACTCAACGTGGCGAGTTCAGATGGTTCTCTACTCAAAAGACGGCAGGACGGACACCATCTACAACGTGACCTCCCCTACCTTTGACAAGGACACTCGTGAGTTCACCTTCACTTACAACACCACGCCACTTGATGCCGAGGTAGTGTATATGATTCGCCTTACGGAGCAGACCTTCAATGTAGTTTGGACAAACACCAAGATTCTCGCATTCGATCGTTTGCTGATGCTTCCGAGTGGCCAAACAACAAGCACCTATCAACCCGTTCTCCCGACAGTAGAGGAGACAATGGACAATCAGTTCAAGATTTATGGAGAATAACATTCGCCTTGTACAGTTCGATTCCTACGTTGCCCCTGCAATCGTGGAGAACCCCCGCCTTGATTGGGTGGAGTACGGAGATGACAACAACTACTATCAGTATTTGATTGACCGCAGGAACGGCTCCGCCACAAACAATGCCGTCATCACGGGGATTGTGGATATGATTTACGGCAAGGGGCTTGACGCTACCGACTCCGCCTCCAACCCGTCCGCTTTCCTTGAGTTGCGGAGGTTGATCTCGGACGAGTGCGCCTACCGCTTCGCCAATGACGTCTACTGGCTCGGCAATGGTGCGCTGCAGGTGTTGTGGAATGCTGACAAATCAGCAATCGCAGAGGTTACGCATATGCCCGTTCAGACATTGCGAGCGGAGAAGTGCGACCAAGAGGGGGAAATCAACGCCTACTATTATGCGTGGGATTGGACAAAGGTTCGGAATCGTACTGGAGTGCAACGCATTGCTGCCTTTGGGCAGTCCAATGAGAAGCGTGAAATCTTCTACTACCGCCCGTATGCTGCAGGTTCCTACTACTACTCCCCGCCTCGCTACTTGGCGGCTTTGCCGTATGCGGAGTTGGAGGAGGAGATTGCGAACTATCATATAAATAATATCAAACAGGGCCTCGCCCCGTCGATGATAATTAATTTTAATAACGGAATTCCCCCGCAGGAAGAGCAAGACAATATAAATTCTACCATCGCACAGAAGTGGCAGGGAAGCACCAACGCAGGTCGTTGGATTCTTGCTTTCAATGACGATAGCACAAAGGCGGCTACGATCGAGCCAGTCACCCTGTCGGATGCCCACTTGCAGTACGAGTTCCTTTCTCGGGAGTCGGCACAAAAGGTTCTGGTAGGCCACCGTATTACGTCTCCGATGCTCTTTGGTATCAAGGACAACACGGGATTGGGTAGTAATGCAGACGAAATCAAGAACGCATACTTGCTTTTGGACAACACGGTCATCCGTCCTATCCAGATGGGCATCTTGAATGCCTTTGATGAGCTGCTTGCGGTGAACAATGTATCGTTGAACCTGTACTTCAAATCGCTTTCTCCGATGGAGTTCAACGACATCAAGGTCACGGACGCAACAACAATCGAAGAGGAGACAGGAGTCAAGGAAGCCGACCAAGTCACGAGCGAGGTTGTGTCTACTGTGAACGAGGAAATAGCACAGAAGGAAGCATCGTACAACGGAGCGCAGATTGCGTCCTCTCTGGACATTATGCGAGCGGTACAGGAGAACGTACTTACCCAAGACCAAGCAATCACCTTCCTCGTGCAGATGTTGCAGTTTGAGCCGTCTGTTGCTCAAGCCCTTTTCACAGGGAACTCCTCTGCGGTCATCACGCAAATGAAGTCGCAAAAAAAGCTTGAAGCATCTTCCCCTGCCTCCGAGGAGTTGGTGCGTGAATTGACCTCTCTTGGAGAAGACGAGGATTTGGAGGAGTGGGAACTGGTCGGAGACGAGCAGCTTTCCGAGCAAGACATCGTCAAGATGCGGGAGGTGAACTTCGCATCCACAGGAAGCGCATTCCCGAACGCCAAGAGCGCACAAGATGGCGTAACGAAGGAAGGGTTCAAGTATAAAGTTCGGTACGCTTATTCGGGCGAAAAGACGGGCGAGCGGGCTTTCTGTAGTTTAATGCTACAAGCCAACAAAATCTACCGCTTTGAGGACATCGAAGCGATGAAGGACAAGGTCGTGAACAAAGGATTCGGTGAGGGCGGTTCCGCCACCTACGATATTCTCCTGTACAAAGGTGGCCCAAACTGTCATCACTTCTGGATGCGCAAGACGTATCTGGCAAGAGCGAAGGGAGTAACACCCGACCCCAAGAACAAACGCTCCGAGGTGAGCGTGAACGACCTCCGCAAGTTGGGAGTGAAGTTACCCGTCAATGATTCGTTAGTCGCCAAACCACCTATCTCGCAAGATTACAGGGGCTATACCCCCGAGTACGCAAAAAAGATAGGCATACCAAAATAAGGTTATATAACTATGTATCCCCTATTCATTTCCCCCGATGACCTCGTAAAGAGAACCGCTATCAACGGCAATGTTGACCGTGACCAGATGGTTCAGTTCATCAAGATAGCGCAAGACCTGCACATCCAAGCCCTCGTTGGTACTGCCCTGTACAACAAGCTGAAGAGTGACGTCTTGGCGTCTACCCTCACAGGCAACTATGAGACGCTGATGACCGACTATGTGCAGGACGTCTTGGTTCACTATGCAATGGTAGAGATACTTCCGTTCCTTGCGTACAAGGTGAGCAACGGTGGTGTGTTCAAAAAGCAAAGCGAGAACTCCGAAGGCATCGACAAGAGCGAATTGGAATTTTTAATCCAGAAGGAGCGAGATACGGCAGAACACTACGGCAGACGCTTGGTATCGTACTTGACTTTCTACGGATCGCTTACGCCCGAATACTATGAAAACCAAAACGGACAAATGTACCCAACTGATGGCCAGTCGTTCCACGGTTGGTACTTATAAGGTGAAGCCCGAGAACGAAATCAAACTGATAAAATTCCTCAAGGAAAATGCCAGATAATACTATCCAATGGGGCCAAGGTGCCGTCAACAACTCAATCGGTTGGGGACAGGCGGCTGCTAACAATGCTATCAACTGGGGATACATCCATCAATTCTCCTACGGGCATCCAGAAACGAACTTGGTAGGCATTAGTGCGGAGTACATTTTTGCTTTGTATGCTGCTCGTGTAACCGCAGCAGGCGGGGTAATCCAAAACGCAGAATGTGCCACCGCTAAAATAGACGAGTTATTATGAGCAGTTTTTACGATGACGCCTCTTGGCTCCTTATTCCAAGTGGAATTAAGGAAGACGTAGTATATGCCCAAAAGCCAACCAGTGGATTAGGCGATTTGACCTTTACGAGAGCAT